CGCGTATAAGTGTCTCCTCAGCCGTACCATCATACCAACGGTTAATCCAATCACGTATGATGTAAAGGAGACCCGGTTGCTGGGTAGAATCGAAGCGCTTGAAGTCACCATCAAAGACGGCATCTCCAAAACGTGTCAAACGCGTGGCGAGCAGCCCCCAGTCTTGATACGTACACATACCTGGAGCGAGGCCAGTCTCAACCGAATTGTTGAACATGGCAGATAATATGTTGCCATAATACATCCTCACAGGAACAGTATAATGCAAAGGACTGGAGGATATCAACCTCGCCATGCCAGCATTCACCTTCTCAGGCGAACGACGTTCATCCTTCAGAAAGTCATTATAAATGACCGCTGGCCTGATGCCCTGCCGCGCATCGAAAATCAAGCGCGTGGTGTCCTCTCGTAACTGCTTACAGTCGGGGGTATTAAGGTCGTAGTCATCGGCCGTGCCGAAAAACGCCTTCTTGCCAGCCCGCTTATCGAGCACGTAAGGATATCCTGCGGAACTCTTCCGATTGATAGCCTTAAGCTTCAATATGGGGTCACCAATAATCGCCTCCTCAAAGGTAAGTATTCGGCGCTCGACGCTGGATGTCCGCTGAGTGAACAACTTCCCAGCAACATGCATGGCTTGAATCCACACAGGATCGTCAGGGTCAATAATACGAACATCAGACTTGTTCGCCTCCAGGGCATTCTCCATGGGGCTAACAAGTACACCACCTTTCATGTAAGGAGACAACGGCACAGGCACATCAACTGCAGGGCCAAGAAAGCCATGCAACAATGTGGGCTTGATACTCGTCTGGGGGTTCAGATGCACGCCTTGATCCACCTTGCCGATGACCAGAAAACTACCAGTATTCAAAATACTGGGTTTCTCCTCCTCAGCAAGGGGATGTATCTCACGACCGCACTGCTTCTCAGCAGTGACAAGTGTGTCAACGACGCCACCAAGAGCCTTCCTCGCGGCATCATAGGTCTCATGCGTTATAACCGCAGAGTAGCCCAAAGAGTTGCCATCGCCGGCAATATGTATGCCGATGAGCGTCTTTCCAATGCCTGCGCTATTAAGCACAGTCAAGGGTGCCCCACAGTCCCCCTCCAA